CTACATCGCTCAGCACCCAGAACTAGGGCTGTGTAGTCAGATTCACCTTAATCGAGACGGTACCGCAGTCTTAACTGGCGTCGGTATTGCGTGGCACGCAGGCGCGGGCTCCTACCCGGGCTGGCCTACGAATGCCGCAAATCAGGTTTCCATCGGCATTGAGGCGGCGAGCGACGGTCTGTCGCCGTGGCCACCAGCCATGCTAGACGCCTACTACAGGTGTTGTGCTGCGATTCTCTGGTTCCTCGGCAAGCGAGCTACCCCCGATACTCTCCTGGGACACAAGGAGTATTCGGGCGCGGCCCAAGGTAAGTGGGACCCGGGCGGGATCGACATGAATGATTTCCGAAATCGGGTCAACAGGTACATTGACAACCCCCCGTTTGGGGGCAAGCAAGAGGAGAACGAAGTGGACTTCGACCGTCTGGATCGCCGCTACCGCTCCCGAGTTCCTGGCTCCACGGTCGATATGACGCCGCTGGATGCCCTCTTGAACGCTGACTCTCACGCATTTCAGACTCTCCAGGTCGTGCTGGGCATTGCCAGCCAGATCAAAGAGTTGAATAGTCGAGTCGAAAAACTGGAGCAACAGAAAGGAGCCTAAATGGCTTTCCCCAAACTCCGCGAGGTTGACTTCCTGGCGGATTTCCTGAATCAGGAGATTGAAAAGCAGAGCTGGTTCCGAGCTAACTCGAATACCATCACCTCCGCTGTCGGTTTCGTTTCTACCCTCCTCGTCTGGCTGGGCACTCAGCCGTTCGCCACCGACGAACGAGTCCAGGCCGGCATATTCATTGTGGGCTTCCTGCTCACGGTTTTTGGTGTCAAGCACACTAAGAACGGTTGGTCGGCTTCTCAGATCAACAAGATCAACGAGTACGGCGCGGAACTCCGTGCCGAAGTCTCGGACGACCAGCTCTCTCCGGTTATTGATAACCGAGCTGGCCGCTACTAATAAGTAGCTACCCACTGCATCAGGCTAGAGGCACACCCCGCCGAAGCGAGGTGCGGCCCGGGTAACACGTTTCGTACCTGAAAGGAGCCTGATAGTGGACTGGGTGCAGCACATGGTGAACCTCCCTCCACATCCGGGAGTTCAGTGGCTCACCTTTATACTTCTCTTTATCTTCGGCGGAACCGCCCTGTTTTCGGAGCGCACACTAAAAGAGCGCTTTGGTGGGATTCCCGCTGCTTTTCAGTGGCTCTCCCGAACAAAGGAAAATAGCCGGAAGCGTAAAGAGGAGTACACCGAACAACGTATTCGGTCGCTCGAAGAAGGGCAGATCGAACTGGAGAAACGCCTCCAGGAACAGATAACTGAATTGCAGAAATCGGAGAACGAACAGTTCGAGTACATACGCTGGGTAACCCGCCTGATGCGGAATATCGAGCTGTGGGCCGCAGCTAAAGGCTTGGAACTGCCCCCGCCTCCGTTTCAAACATTCGTAGAGTGGCGAGAGCGTAGGGAGGCTGATAGTGGCGGCACCACACTTTATCGGCCCCACGTGGGCGACTGACGAAAATGGAGACTGGGTCTTACCCGACCACACCCTCGGATGGGGGATATTAAACTGGCTTTACAAGTGGGTACTCACCCCCGGAGGCCCTTACGCGGGCCAGCCATTCATGCCCACGATGGAGCAGGCCCGATTCATCCTTTGGTGGTATGCCGTGGATACGAGCGGGCGGTTTGTTTACCGTGCCGGTGTCCTTCGGCGTATGAAAGGTTGGGGCAAGGATCCGCTGGTCGGCGCGTTGTCGCTGGCTGAGCTCCTTGGGCCTGTGGAGTTTTCCCATTTCGACGCTGAGGGTGCTGCGGTCGGCAAGCCTAAGTATGACCCCTGGGTTCAGATCGCTGCCGTCTCTAACGACCAGACCCGTAACACCTTCACCCTGTTCCCGTCTTTGATATCCCCCGCCATGAAGGATGAGTTCGGGCTCGACGTCAACAAGACGATCGTGTACGACAACCGAGGGAAGATGATTGAGGGCGTGACTAGCTCTCCTATGGCCCTGGAAGGTAAGCGCCCTACGTTCGTGGTGCAGAACGAAACACAGTGGTGGATCGAAGCTAACCAGGGTAAGGAGATGGCCAACGTCATCGCCGGTAACGTCACAAAGTCCGCGTACGGTTCCTGCCGTAGCCTGAGTATTTGCAACGCTCACGTGCCCGGCCAGGATAGTGTAGGTGAGGCTGACTGGGACGCATACCAGAAAGCGCTGGCTGGCGAGGCCGTGGATACCCGCCTGCTGTACGACGCTCTTGAGGCCCCTTCAGACACTCCGGTCGGAGAGATCCCCGCTGAGAAGGAAGACCCTGAGGGGTTTGCTGAAGGGATTGAGGCCCTGCGACAAGGGCTTCTAGTAGCCCGCGGCGATGCCGTGTGGCTTGACGTAGACTTAATTATCGACGACATTCTGGATATCCGCAACAAGGTATCGGAGTCGCGGCGTAAGTTCTTGAACCAGATCAACGCTGCTGAGGATGCATGGTTCTCACCCGCTGAGTGGGATTCAGGTTACCGAGAGGGCCTGAAGCTTCAGCCAGGCGACAAGATAGCACTTGGGTTGGACGGATCGAAGTCGAACGACCACACAGCTATCGCGGCGTGTCGCATTAGCGACGGCGCTGTGTTCCTGATTCGCTCCTGGAACCCTGAGAAGATGCCCGACGGGCTGGTTCCGCGCGAGGATGTTGACGCTGTTGTACGCTCGCTGTTCGAGCGTTACAAAGTTGTGGCGTTCCGCTCGGACGTCCACGAGATGGAGAGTTACATCGACGCTTGGAGCAGGGATTATAAGCGCAAGCTTAAGGTTTGGGCAAGTCCGAACAGCCCTATCGGCTTCGACATGCGTGGTTCCCAGAAGCGGTTCGCTCTCGATTGTGAGCGCTTTGTAGATGCTATTCTTGCTGGTGAAGCTACTCATAACGGCGATCCACTACTTAGGTGGTACGTTTTGAATGCTCACCGGCACCCCACCCCCTGGGATGCTATCAGCATCCGCAAGGAGTCGAAGGACTCCAGCCGGAAGATTGACGGGGCCGTAACTGCGGTTTTGGCTTTCGGCGCTAGGCAGCAGTACCTGCTTGACCGAAAGACACGAAACGGCACCGGAGGAGGCGCTATCACATGGTAAACCCCCAGCCGGTCGAGATCACTCTCGACCAGGCGTTTAACGAGATGGATAAGTACCAGACGAGCTTCGCGCGGCTCTGGTCTTACTACAACGCACAAGCCCGAGATATGGCGATCGGCATCGCTACCCCGCCTCAGCTGCGTAAGCTGCTGGCACAGGTAGGAATCCCGCGTATCTACGTGAGTGCGATCGCTGAGCGTCTGATTCTCGAAGGGTTCCAGCGCGGAGATTCCACCCCCTCTGGGGATGACGAGCTCTGGGCCTGGTACCGTGCTAACTCCCTGGATTCCCAGATGGTGAACCAGGTGACAGATTCTCTCGTGTATGGCCGATCGTACATCACGATATCGGCGCCTACCGAAGAAGATGAAGCTAACCCGCTGAGAGTACCGGATATCCCGGTTATCAAGGTTGAGTCGCCGCGTGGACTTTTCGCTAAGATTGACCCCCGAACGGGGGAGGTCTTGTGGGCTGTCCGCAAGGTGTTGGATGATAGTAACCAGGTAGCCTCTGCGACCCTCTACTTCCCGGATCGCACTGAGTACTTCCTCCGCGACCAGGGACAGCTGAAGGTTGCAGAAACTGTGCAGCACGGCCTTGGCGTTGTGCCGGTAGTGCCGGTGGTTCGTCGCAGCAACAGCGCTGACTTGTACGGCACCTCGATCATCACCGAGGAGATACAGTCGGTCACCGACGCTGCTAGCCGCATCCTCATGAACATGCAGGCTACCTCTGAGCTTATGGCAACGCCCCAGCGTGTGATCTTTGGCGCTTCGGCCAACGAGATTAAGGGCGACACAAAGTCACCGCTGGAGCTGTACATCAACAGCTACATCGCAATCGAAGATCCCCAAGGTAAGGTCTCCCAGCTGAACGCAGCGGAGCTTCGGAACTTCACCGAGGCTATCGACCAGCTTCTCCGCATGGCGGCCGTTTACACGGGCTTACCTCCGAGCTACCTGTCCAGCTCCTCCGACAACCCAGCATCTGCTGAGGCCATTCGAGCAGCGGAAACCCGCCTGGTTCGTACCTGCGAGTCCCTGACGGTACAGTTCGGGGACGCCTGGGAGCGAGCTATGCGCGTTTCCCTCCTGGTAATGGGCCGCCAGCTCTCGCTGGATGATTTCCGCATGGAGGCGTTGTGGCGCGACCCCTCGACACCGACGGTGGCTGCTATCGCCGACGCCACAGCTAAGAAGTACGCGAACGGCGCGGGCTTCATCACGAAGGAGCAGGCGCGTATCGACGCGGGCTACTCACCTGAGCAGAGGCGCCGCATGGAGGCTGAAGATAAGACAGACCCCATCAATGCCTTGAACGCTATGTATGAACAGCCGGTGAGCGATGAACCTAGCTGAATTAGAGGCCGCTCAAGCGGCCAACGTAGCGCCCGTGATTAGGTCGGTCACAACGACTTTCGCGGGTTATGCCTCGAGGCAAGTCACCCTCCCCATCTGGAGGTTGTTACTGCAAACGATCTTCCCGCAAGTTGCTTCCCGCTACACCTACGGTGCTAACCTAGCCCGCCGACTGTATGAATCGGAGCGGGCCAAGGTTGTCGACGCCCCCATGCCGAACCGGCCCCTTCCTCGACTCTCCTTCGAGAGGTTCGTTAAGGACATGGAGGAGGTTAGGCCCCTCATGATGAAGCCGAATACGACGGCTAACGAGGTGGCGCGGGCAGCTCTGCGGGTGGCTCGGACGGTTGAGAACGGTGGACGGCGGGAGATCCTGCGAGCTGTTAGCGACGTTGATGAAGCTCTAGACGACCAGATTATCTGGGAGGAAGACGACGAATTCACCTCCTCCGAGATTTCGCTCGATGACCTACACAACGAGGTTAACGACAAGCGAGAAGCTAAAGGTAAGTCCCGCCTTGTGAGAGGCTGGGCACGAGTACCTACTGGCGCTGAAACGTGCGGCTGGTGCTGGATGCTAGCTTCTCGAGGACCTGTCTACAAGACGGCTAAGACCGCCGGTGCTCGATTTGAGTTCGACGCCGGGGGCGGCGAGCTTGTAGGTGAACAAATGAATGCGTGGCACGACGGTTGCGACTGCAAGATTGTGCCGGTTTTCACAACCAGGAGTTGGGAAGGCCGGGAACGCTGGCAGGCTGCTGAAGCTCTCTGGAATGACGTCACCAGGCGCCAGGGATACCGAGGCCACGAGGCTCGAAAAGCTTTCCGCCGCGAGGTGGAAGCAGGCAGAATACAAGAACTTCTACAGGATGCCCAGGTGGCAGCCTAGAAAGGTGAATCACCGTGAGTGAGGAAACCTCGACCGCCGAGAACGTGAGCCAGGAGCTCCCGGACTGGGCACGTGACCAGATCACAAAAGCTAACTCGGAGGCGGCTAAGTACCGCTCCGAGAAGAACGACCTTGCTACCGCTCTGAAGCAGGCCCAGGAGGAGGCTTCGGGGTACACGACAAAGGTTACCGAACTGGAAGAGAAACTGGCAGCCTCACAGGCTGAAGTAAAGGCTCTCAGTCAGGGTGAGATGCGCCTCCGCGCAGCCCTCAATGCCGGCATTGGCAGTGACAAGCTGGACGATTTCGCTGCGTTGTTGAAGGGTGACACCGCCGAAGAGGTGGCAGCCCACGCGGAGAAGCTGAAGGCCCTGTTTGGCTCCGACCCCGCACCAGCTCGAGCTACCGACCCGTCGCAGGGTTCTGCCCCACTGCCCCTCAACGGAGATCCGCTGGTAGCCCTGCTGACCTCCGCTGTAAACTAACCTGAAGGAGATTCCATGCCCGCTAACATGGGTAACGTAACTAAGCGCTCAGAGTTTAGTACTTTTCTCACCCCCGAAGTTGCCCAGCCGATCTTCGATGAGATCGCGCGCGTTTCGTTCGTACAGCAGCTCGCCACTAAGGAAGCCCTCGGCCCTTCCGGCAAGGCTATCCCGGTCTGGTCCGGCACGGCTAAAGCCAGCTGGGTAGCTGAGACTGCTCAGAAGCCGATCACTAAGGGCGGCTTCCAGAAAGTCGTGATGGAGCCGAAGAAAATTGCCGCTATTTTCGTGGTCTCCTCTGAGGTTGCCCGCGAGAATCCGCTGAACTACGCTCAGACGATGCGTAACAAGGTGGCTGAGGCTTTCGCTAAGGCCTTCGACGATGCAGCCCTGTATGGCATCAACTCCCCGTTCGGGGCTCACATGAACCAGACCACTAAGTCTGTCAAGCTGGTGGACGGCACCCCAGCTAAACCAGACGCCTACAAGGCGTTCAATGAGGGCCTGAGCTTGCTGGTCAACGACGGCAAGAAATGGACAGGCGCTATCCTCGACGATAAGGTCGAGCCTGTGATGAACAGCTCGCTCGACGCTAACGGGCGTCCGCTGTTCACCGAGCCTACCTACGTCGAGACTAACTCCCTGACCACTAAGGGCCGCATCCTTGGCCGCCCGGCCCTGCTCGGTAAGGGCATTGGTTCCGGCACGACTCGAGGCTTCATGGGTGACTTCAGCAAGATCATCTGGGGCCAGGTCGGCGGTATCACCTTCGACGTTTCCGACCAGGCTACCTTGGATCTGTCTGACGCTCAGGATGGTTCCGGTCTGGTCAGCCTGTGGCAGAACAACCTTGTGGCCGTTCGTGCGGAGGCTGAATTCGGCCTGGTTGTGCGTGACCCGCAAGCGTTCGTGAAGGTTGTTGAGAAGTAGTGGTCACGGTCGAGGATCTAGAAGCTAGGTGGGCATCCTCCGAGGATCTCACCGACGTTGAGCGGAAGGTCGCCTCGGCCAGGCTACAGGACGCCCTTGACCTCCTCCGAACCCGGATTGAGGATCTAAACACACGGGTCGTTGCAGACCCGGTGTACGCCCGCGTGGTTAAAGCTGTGTGCTGTGATGCGGTTATTAGGCTCCTCAGCAACCCGGAAGGGTTCAAGAGTGAGACCGACGGTAACTACATCTACGAGCGCTACGGCAGCCTCGCTGATGGGCGTCTGAAGATTCTAGACGAGGAGTGGGAGCGCCTAGGTGTGCGCCAGCGTGTGACTGTGGTTCACGCGGGCCCCAAACCACCGTGGGAGGTCTAGTGAGCCTTCTTGACAAAGGCAACTGTTGGGTTGATGTTTACCCTGAAGTTGCTACCCGCGACCGGGACGGTAACACGTTCACTCATCCTTCAGACAAGCCGAAGCGCTTGTGGGTGATGTGGCAGGCTCACGGTGAGAGCGGCACAGCGGCCAGGCGTCAGGAGCAGATGACCGAGGGGTTCTTCACGGAGAATGTCGCTCGGATGCGTGTTCGGCGCGAGGATCACTCAGTGAAGATCGGCCCGCAAAGCTACGTTGTGAAAGAAGGCGAGCGTTGGGAGGTCTTCGGGTATCCTACCGAGTACCGAATGTCTAGACGCACTGGCCACTTCGATTACACGTTGCGGAGGAGCTAGCTTGGCACACATCCAGTGGTACGGCTCCGAGTCGGACACCTACCGCAAGATCGTCCGCAACAACCCAGGCATTGGCGCGTACAATTTCGCCCGCATGACGGCGGCCAAGGGTATCGCGGAGGCCCGGCTCGAGCCGCATCACAGGAACCATGACCGCACCCGTAAGCCTAATGAGCCCCCATCGAATATCTCGGTGACGAAGGGAAGCATCTCCGACGCCTTCCTGCATCTGGATGATCCGAAGGGCAAGGCTCTCATCATCGAAGGTAAGCTCGGTATTATCCGAGGCGCTGTAGCTAGCTTGTAAGGAGGCCGTATGATTCCGAAGCTCACACCCAGAGTGCAGGATATTGTTCTACCCCTCCTTCGAGAAGGGCTAGGACCTGGCGTTCACGTTAGAACATGGTCTGACAACGTCGAGCACCGAGAGTACCCGGAGGTTCGAGTTCGCCGCCTCGGCGGCTTGAACTCCCTCGGCTCTATCCAGAACGGGCTGGAACACCCGGTGGTCGAGATCACAGCTACTACCCGGGAGGGTTTGGCTGCTACGGAGGATCTCGCGATCCGTTGCCGAAATATCTTAGTGAACTCCCGGAACGTTGTTGTTCCGGGGGTTGGGCACCTGGTTAGGGTGCGCGAAACCCTGGGAATGACTCAATTCCCCTCTGAAATTCAAGGAACCTGGCGCGTGCAACAGTTGCTGCGTACAGACTTCCGGTACCCCCGAAGGAGAGGTTAAATGGCTCTCGTTGATGAGAAAGTCTTTACCGCTAGCACGGGCTACGTTTTTAAGGCTCCTGTAGGCACTGCAGCCCCGAGCCGCGCAGCCCTGAAGAACTTCAACCCCGAGACCTTCGGCGCTTCCAGCGTCAAGGTTTCTGTGACGGGTGCCCCGACCGGCGGCACCTTCACCCTTACCCACAAGGGTAACGCCACGGCTGCTCTGGCCTACAACGCTACTCCAGCTGAGATCCAGGCTGAGCTTTCCAAGTTAGCTTCGATTGGAGCTGGCAACGTTGTTGTTACCGGCGAGGCCGGTAAGAACTACGAGGTCGCCTTCATCGGCAAGCTGGCTAAAGCTAATGAAGAGCTGACGGCCAACGCCACTCTTACAGGCGGCACGACTCCGAATGTAGAGGTCAAGAAAGGCGCTGAGGCTAACGACTGGGAGCTCGCGGGCCACACAGCCCAGGAGGAGCTGCCTGAGTTCGGCTTCGACGGTGGTGACACCAAAGTTAAGGGCTCTTGGCAGAAGAAAAAGCTGAAGGAAGTCACCGAGGAAGACCCGGTGGACTACGTCATCATCCGCTTTGTGCAGTGGGATGTCGAGACTCTTGAAGCCTACTTCGGCAAGAACAAGAGCACGACCGAAGGTATCTACGGTTCGGACGGTTCCCGCACCTCCATTGAGGTAGCTATCCTCATTGTTATGGTTGACGGACCGTTCGTGATCGCCTTTACCGCTGCTAAGGCTACCCTCCGCCGCGAGGAAGCCATCAAGCTGGAGGCGGATGAGTTCGCCATCCTACCGGTTCGCGCTACCTTTGTGAACCACCCAGGCCGACTGCTCTTCGAGTGGATCACCCCGGAAGCCTAAGCTAACCCCAACCCCTGAACCGCGCCACCCGGCGCGGGCTGAATAGCCTATCTGAGGAGACACAACATGGCTACCTACTCTCTTTCCGATATTCGTGATGCTGCTGCTAAACGCTACCAGGGTCTCGAGATCACCAACGGCGACGACAAGTTCGTCTTCCAGAACCTGCTTCAGCTGCCCGCGACGCAGCGTCGTGAGGCTGACAAGATCCTGAACAGCGCGGATGACGCGACTGACACTGACAGCCAGATCGAGCTGGTTAAGAGTCTTCTGAAGGCTGTTGAGAAGAATGGCCGAGGCCAGGAGCTGCTGGATTTACTGGAGGACAGCCCTGCTAACCTGATGGAGGTCTTCCACTCTTGGATGGAGGCTACTCAGCCGGGGGAAGCTTAGCCCTAGCGGACCTGCTCGACGAGCACGGCGACAAGATATACCCCGAGGTTCTACGCTATTACGGCGTGGATCTTCGGGGGCTTTTTTTGTCTGAGTTGGACGCTAAGACGGCGCTGTGCCTAGTGTACGCTCTACCACCGGATAGCATGACGTACGCAGCACTTACCAATGATAAGGATACCGCGGGCTGGGGGATTACGGAGCATCTGCTGGCCGGGGTTATCGACGCCGTGCAGCAGAACACGTTCACGAATGTTCAGGTGCGTACTAAGAAGCGTTTGACCCCTCCTGAGACGATTGTTTCCCGTGCTCGGAAGTCTAGCCGCCGGGCAGGCAGCAACTTGTTTGCAGCAATGGCTAGGGCAAACTACCAAACAGAAGGGTAAGTTATGGCTGTTGAAGTCGGTCGCGTAACAATCCGCGTCCTGCCTAACACACGAGGGTTTAGGCAGCGCGTCGAGCGAGACCTCGCTAAGATGGGGAAGGTTAAGGTTCCCCTCCAGGCTGATACTGACGAGCTGAAGAAGGACGTCGAGCGGGAGCTCGGAGACGTTGACGGCAAGACTAAAGTCAAGCCAGAGGTTGATAAGAATCACCTCCGATCCAGCCTTAACAAAGCTACTAAGGGCGAGAAGGGTCAGGTGAAGGTCGATGCTGATGTCGACATTTCCCGTGCCCTCCGCCAGATGGACCGCCTGAAGCGTACCACGTGGGGCCGCAAGGGCGGTTTCCGCATTGAGATACCTAAGTATGATTTTACCGGGCTGAAGCAGCTTACTGCGAAGCTACCTAAGCTACCCAACATCCAGGAGAGGCTGACTGCAGGGCGCGCCACTCAGCGAGCCCAGGCGGCTGAGGCTTACTCGAAAGCACTGGCGGCTATGAGGAAGCAGATTCGCGAGACTAAGACTGATGCTGAGCTGCTGAAGCACGCGCTTAACTTCCAGCTGGAGAAGCAGGTTGGGGATCGTACGAGCCGGTGGCTGGCTCAGCTGAGATCTGGCGCCCGCCAGGCCCAGAGTGAGATATCTAGGCTAGGTTCTCGCGGGGCCGATAAGGTGTTCGGCAAGGCTGATTTCTCGGACCTTTGGGCGGACGCTAAGAAAACCGAGCAACTTTACCAACGTGAGATCAACGCGCTGAAGAAGCTGCGTGATATCGAGCGCTCCCGGGCTAACGGTAAGCAGGCTAGGCAGAAGGTCGGTGGTAAGTATAATGCTGAGATCGCACGCCTCGAGGCTGCTCTCGGAAACCTCCGGTCTTCCACACCTTCGGGCCGCACTAAGGCGCTGGCCGATCTGCAGAGGCAGGCGGCTGAAGCCCGCCGAGCTCTCGGTTTAACTGATCAAGGCCTTGCTCGTCTGGAGCAGCGGTCTAACCGGCTGAACAGCAACTTCCTGAAGGGGCTAGCTCAGCGTGAGCGTAATCTCGGTCGCCGGGCGTCGCTGAAGCAGAGCCTCGGTGACCTGAAGTTCGGCGTCGGCAAGGCCTTCAGCTTTGACCGGGGCGATCTAGACCGCTTGCGCGGAGGTCTAGCTGAGGCCCGTCTGAAGGTGCAGGAGTTCGGTAACGCCGCCCGCGAGCATTTCGCGAGGGCTTCCGAGCGGATGAAGCAGCTTGGCCGTGAGGCGGTTGAGCTGTCTCCGAAGATCCGGTTTGTTCGTGGCCGCAAGTTCCAGGGCCCTGACGGACCTGAACTGTTTGACTACAGTAAGCGTTCTCGCTCGAAGAGTAAGGACTCCGACCGCGAGTTCAACCTGTTCAACCGGCGCCAGAAGGGCTTCCAGAGGTCATTCCTTGGACTGACTCGGACTGGTTGGATCGTGGCGGCGGTTGCGTCCTTGATCGGACCAGCTATCGGCGGCATCTCCGCCGCGCTAGCGGGTATTCCAGCTCTCGCCGCTTCAGCAGCGGCGGTGTTCGGCTCACTGGCTCTGGGTTTCCAAGGTGTGAAGGATGCCGCCCAGGCAGCCGCACCTGAGTTCAATAACCTGAAGACGGCGATGTCCGACGTCTATCGGGAACGGCTGACTCCCCAGTTTGCTCAGCTGAGTGACATGATGGTTCAGACTCGCGAGGGTATGAAGCAGGTCGCTAACGGTACGGCGGACTTCACTCAGGGTATGGTGAATGCTGTCACCAGTACTAACGGCATCGCTAAGCTGAACAACATTCTCGGTAACACCGGGAACTTGTTTAGCCAGATGAAGCCGTTTGCTGAGGAGTTTACCGGGGCCGTTCTCGACATCGCTAGCGCGGGGTCAAACACGTTCCCCAAGCTGGCCGCTGGATTGAACTCCTTCGGATCCTCGTTCCGCAAGAACGTTAACGAGCTGATCGCTAACGGGACTCTCCAGACGGCAATCGAGGGTGCTTACGACGTCATTGGCAGCTTCTCGACGAACGTCGGGCGGATCATCAAGTCGGGCGTCGAGAACTTCACGACGGTTATTCCGGGCTTCACTAAGTTCTTCGACCAGTTCGCTGACGGTGTGACGCGGGCCATGCCCTCACTGTCCACCTTCGGTAACCTGATCGCGGACCTCGCGGGTGGTGTGGTTGGTAACCTTGGACGGGTGCTGGAGTCGCTGGGCCCCGGCATGGAGACGTTGGCACCGGTGCTGTCGAAGATCGGCAACGCTGGTCTGGACGGCCTCGGAACAATCTTGTCGAATGTTGGTACAGGCCTCTCCGATATGGTTATCGGAGTTGCTCAGTGGTCGCAGAACTCAGGTTTCCTCGACAACATCGCCCCCTCACTAGAGGGCGTTAAGCGAGCCTGGGACGGTCTGTCAGGAGCCTTCAGTTCCGCTTGGACCGAGAACCTGCCTACGTTGCAAGCAGCTCTACCTGACTTCACGAGTGCGCTTAGTGATCTGAGCGGTCTGGCTCTCGACGGGCTGTCCGGTGCTATGAACACTCTGAAGGGAGCCCTTCCGGGCATCTCCGAGGGGTTGGCTGGGTTCTCCAGCAACTCAATCAGCGACCTGCAAGGCCTTGTCGGTACACTCAAGGGTTTGGGCGACGCCCTACCTGACGGGTTTGCTGAGAAGATCGGCTCAGGTATTGGAGCTCTTGTTCGCCCGCTGAAGGACTTAAGCGCTCTTGACCTAGCAACCTTCGGTAATCTCGCTGGACCGCTTAACCAGATTCAGGACTTGGCCTTGTCCTTCGGCGAGAAGGTCACGGGCAAGCACATGGATGCTGAGAACTTCGGTATCGGAGGCTTGTTTAAGAACCTGAGTAAGTGGCTGAACGGTCCCGAGCCGGATGTCGATAAGGTCAACAAGTATGTTGAGGCCCAAAGGAAGTTAGAGGATGCAGCGGCTGAGGCGGCGAACAGCCAGCTCCAAGCTCAGAACCAGGCTCAGAACGGCGAGTCACCTCTGAAGAAGTTGGCTGAGGACACTCAGCAGCTGAGTAACATCAACACCGACGGCCTAGCAAACTCGGTGAACAGTCTGCGTCAGATTGGGGATGTTCAGAGCCAGCTGTCTCAGCTTGGCCAGAATCAGAACCAGACTGGAGAGTCTCCTCTGAAGGGGCTCGCTCAGGATATGCAGGCTATCAGCCAGCTTCCTGTCGAGAACCTATCTGCTCAGACTCAAGCTATCCAACAGATCGCCCAGGTGCAGCAGCAGCTGAGTGCTCTTCAGACTGAAGGCGCAGCGGCGGGTCTGCAAGGCAGCCCTCTCCAAGGGTTGGCTCAAGATCTCCAGGCGATGACGGCTATCCCGGTTGAGAACCTAACTGGTTTGACGGCAGCGTTGCCGGTCATCACGGGCGCATTCCAGCAGCTTCAGGAGGCTACGGCTCTCGGCCAGCAGGCCGGGGGCGGCGATCCTAGCGCGGGTTTCGCAGGGTTTGCTACGCAGCTCCAGCAGATCAGCGCTATTGGGCCTCAGCTTACCGAGACCTTCACGGGTATCGGGACGGCGTTCACCACGCTGAACGAGCAGATCGCTTCGTTCGCCCCGTCGTTTGAGGGTATCACCCTCGGATTCCAGGGGCTGACCGAGCAGTTGACGGTGCCGTTCCAGGCGGCTGTTGCTGCTGTCACTTCCAGCATGGCTGAGATGCAGGCGGCTATCCAGTCGGGCCTGAGCGGTCTTGACTCCTCGTTCACCTCCGCATTCTCGAACCTCGCTTCGGGCGTGCAGTCGGCTATGAGTCAGGTCTCCTCCGTGGTATCCTCGGAGGTGGCCAACATCAGCTCGGCACTGTCTAACGGGTTTGCTGAAGCAGCTGCTGCTGCGACAGCCTCGTTTGCAACGCTGGCCGCTGGTGTGGCCGCGGGCGTGGCTCAGTGTCAGGGCATCATCGCGGGGTTCGTCGGTTCCCTCCCGGGCATGTTCCAGATCGACCTTACTGGGTCGGGCCTGGCGATGACTACCTCGTTTGCCAATGGTATTCGAGCTGGTATTCCGGCGATTGCCGCTGCTGCTTCGGCGGCTGCGGCTGCTGCTAAGGCCTACTTCCCGCACTCCCCCGCTAAGAAGGGCCCACTCTCGGGCTCTGGCTATACTGACACCTCAGGTATGGCGCTGGTGAAGGACTTTGCCGGTGGTATGCTGAAGGAAGTTGGTACGGTTGAGTCTGCCGCTGAGAAGATCGCGGGCATTGTTTCTGGCAAGTTCCAGGACATTCCGGGTGCTGCTCGTGAGGCCGTCGCTGAGACGGCTAAGGCGATGGAGGGGTTCAAGCGAACGCAGGTTGAGGATAAGGCTAGGGCGTCTAACGCCCGCAAGATCCAGCGTGCGATCGAGAACCACGACAAGGCTCTGAAGCGGTACGAGGAGCGCGAGGCTAAGCGTCGCGGCGAACACGCCGAGAAGAACGCCAAGCGGAAGAAGCCTACCGAGTACAAGGCTGGCGAGGCCCCGAAGTTCCAGATGCCGGAGCTGGATAAGCCCGACTACGACTCCATCAAGCGTTCTTTCCAGGAGTACTGGATCGACGGCTTGAAGGAGATGATGAACCAGAACCTGAACAACACCATCATCAATGGTGGGTTCTTGGATCAGTTCAAGTCGATGGGTATTGGGGCCGTCCAGGCTCTGCGGTCCCAGTTTGGCGGGCATCCGCTGCTCGACCAGATCGAGGCGGGTCTGAATGACCCGAACTTCAGTGGTCGCGTCAAGAAGGCTCTGGAGGAGGCTAAGATCGGTGAGATTCCGGTCACCTTTGCTCTGGAGAATCTGTCGCAGCTGAAGAGCGATCTCGGTATGGGCAATGGTGCTATCAGCCGGGCTATCAACCAGGCTGTGAAGTTCGAGCCAACCAACTCGGATTTCGATCAGGAGCGCCGAGCACGCGAGCGTGAGGAGAAGGAGCCTTCGATTCACTACCACGTGCTGTCAGTCGAAGAGGTTCTTCGTCTTGAAGAGGTGCGACACCGCAAGATTCAGATGAGGGATCACGACGACTAGTTGGGCCACCTTCGGGAGGCCTTGAAACGCAGAAAGGCGGGGTGTAATAACCCCGCCCTCTTCTGTCACTGTTACGTTTATACAAACTTTACACCATAATTTCACATTGTCTAGCTATCGAAGGAGACGCGATGCTAACACAAGTTGAACTAATCAGCCCCAACAAAGAGATAGCCCCCGTCATTATCGCGGGGGGCAACGCGAACCAGGACGGTATCGCCCTGGAGCCAGGCAAGCAGGGGTGGTACGATGCTAAGACGTCGGCCCGCATCCGCAACCCGGCTCAGCGCCACGGCCAACAGTTCCTCGGGTTCCGCTACGAACCCCGGGACATCGTGCTGAAGCTGTTGATTAGTAACGACGGCCCCAACGGGGGTCAGCAGTTCCGGGACCGCGAGGCACTAGCCCGCTCGCTGTTTGCCTTCGATGACTACACTACCATTCGAGTCACCACTGATACGACGATGCGGACTATGAAGGTTCGGCTCGTCGAGTTTGACCTCGACACTGAGATCGACCCCAACGTTGCGGAGGCTACAAGCTTGATTGTGACGTGTGTTGCTGATGACCCGTTCTGGTATGGCCCTGAGTTCGTCAAGGAGTTCCGCCAGGATCGCGGAGGCGCTGCTACTTTCTGGGAGGTTACACTCCCGAAGGACCGTCTCGGCGAGGTTGAGAGCTACCCCAGGCTGGCTATTGCATCAGGAAAAGGGGGAGGCTGGCCGGTGATTAAAATCCCGCGCGAGGCCAACAGAGGTTCCTCACCCCGTGTCACGCTTCCTCAGCCTACAGGTACCGAACGCTTCAAGATGTTTGTCAACTACGACCCAGGCTCCCGCCAGGTCGAGGATGAGTACGACACTCTCATCTGGGCTGCAATGAACGGGGTCCGCTTAGGTGGCGGTATCCGAGCCGGTAAAACCCACGAGGTTTTCCGAATGAGTGTCGATCTTCCTAGTGGCTCGGCCCTCCAAATCACGTTCTCCTTCGCTCCTCGATACAATACCCCGTGGTGATAAGATGACTAACCCATTTGAGATAGTTGAGAAGCGCGAGGCTGAGCGCCGCAAGGCCGCTGAGCAGCCTCCTCTGATCCGCCTGTGGGACGGCAACTGGCGTCTGCTGGCGGAGGTGGAAGACTACAACAAAGTCGAGTTCACGTGGCTACACAACGATGCGGGCTCCGCCAGCTTGGAGATACCATTGAACAACCCGGCTGGCGAGCTGCTGAAGCAGCCAGACGCCTGGCCCACTAAGTCCCTGTACATCACCTGCGATAAATCGGGCGCTCGTTGGAGCGGGCGCATCGAGAACGTCACCGTTCGATCAAAGCCCCTTGGGGAGTCGGTGGTGGATGTAAGTGCCGTCCATGACTACCGCAAGCTGAAGGACCTGCTCGTCTGGTCGAATCCCTTCCTGCCAGCTGAGATCCAGTTCCCTAAGGCGTTCCTGCTGTTCGGGCCTTCGCGCTGGGTGGTTGCTTCCACACTGTTCGTTAACCTCCTTAGGAAGAACAACAGTAAGTGGATGATCCCGGATGATCCGCTGAATGTTAGGCAGTGGGTGGATCTGGACTTCTCGGAGTGGCCGATCATGGTTGAGCCAGTCCCGTTCTTCCAGGACCGCTCTATACCAGCTATTCTCACCAGCCGGTTCAAGTACTTCCACGACTGCGTGATTGACATCGTGAAGGATGCTCAGCTCACCATTGACGTTCGCCGCTACCTCGATGGAGATAAACAACCTATTGAGGGGCGTCGCGTTAAGCACGGCTGCTTGATCGTGAAGGTTGAGGATCGCAGCGGTTGGACTGAGGGTACAAGCTTCCTCGGCAGCCTTGTCTCCGGGCTGATCCGAGGTGTTAAACGAATCAAGGGGGACGGCCTCACAGAGGGCTACGAGACGCTGCCTTACGGCCAGACCCCCGAGCAGTACCGCCAGGCTAACTGGCGTGGCACGCTTCCCAGCCACCCCTGGGTGGTGCTGCACCACGGAAAAGACACGGGCGTCGAGGCTGTGGACGTCTCCTACACACCTCCGGGCCCTGTCCAATTCGTCACCGGCGGCTCGTCCATGCCGGGTGTGAACGAAGCTATTAAGGCGTCGATCATCGGCCTGGGCGGCGTGCTGGGTGCTATCTTCGGCCAGAGCCAGGCAGGCTCTGTTATCGAGGCGATCGCAGAACCCCTGTACTCGGATACGATCCTGGCTTTCCAGGCGCATAAGATGCACGATCGCATCAAGCAGCATGGTTGGGATTTCCCCTTCGAGAAGTGGGTGTCAGGGGTGGATAAGGCCTACACGATCTCCGCGCTCTCCGCTATGCGGAAGGCCAAGGAGGAGACACGGGAGAAGTACTCGTGTAAGGTGAAGATGACCGAAGGGCTCCCCTACTACGTCGGGCCCAAAGGTTCCGGTGACTTCTTCATCGGTGACCGCGTGGCGGTTCACGCCGAGGGCATGCCTACGGGCAAGCTGTTCGTTGAGCAAGTAAGTAAGCTCACGTACACCCATTCAGCTACGGAGGCTGGCTGGGATATTGAGGTCGGGGAGTCCGACTTCGATTCTGGCTTCACGTATATGTCTCGCCGCTTGGAGCGGCTGACTACAGGTTTGAAAGAGTTAGGAGTTTGGTGATGGGGTTTCCCACGCAGCGCGAGACTGACTACCGCGACCCTCTTCAGCGGTTCGTGTGGGCATTTCGTGGAATCGACTACAACGGCTTCCCCTTCCAGGCACCTCTGCCTGTGTTCGAGGGCTGGTCTCAGCACCTCAGCCGCTGTGGATTCGTTCATATGGATCAGGTGATCGCCGCTATCAACCCCGATACGGGCGTCATCGACCTGGATAAGCTGCCAGAGCAAGAGATTCACTACCAGCCCCCGGTGCGGGGCCAGGATCACGGCTTCAACGGCTCTGGTGAGTGGGTGCCAATTGATCAACCTCTGGAAGCCCCGGTGGTGAATCAGGTGGCTTTGATGACGCCTCAGGAGCGCGCACTGCTTGTCGAGCAGCTTAAGGAGGCGGGTGACCTGTGACCACCCCGGGCTTCACCCCACCGGCACGGGATGATCTGTACAGCAACGGCTCGAGGATGGGTAGTGATCTCACCCCCGAGTCTGCGCGGCAGCGCATGATGGGCCCCCTGAACCGCACCTACAACCCCCTCACGGGGAAGCTGGCTAGTTTTGTTCAGAACATCGGCAACAATGTTGCTGGCTTGATTAGGCAGATCTTCGATCCGAAGGTTGGTGAGAATCACAAGGGCCAGTGGAGGCTGAGTGACTTCAACCTCGAGTACCTCCGAGACAACTGGGCCGGTATTGCTGGCCGCCTGGATGAGTACAAGAAGGACCAGGAGAGCTACGTCGACGCCGCTACGCAGGCTTCTCATAAGGTTCGTGAGGAGATGTGGAATACTCCCGGCCAGACCCCCGCTCTGCACGATGAACTGTCTATTATTTTTAAGCAGTTCCAGGATGACAGCCGCCTCCGGGTGTTTGCTGACATCATGGGTGTGCTGGCTGTTCAGCAGGACAGGAACCAGTCGGCTATCCGCTTGGAGTCCCGGATTAACCGCCTCCAGCAGGAAGCGATCGAGGCTAACACGAAGTTCAACAAGACGCAGACAGAGGTGAACAAGCGCTACCTGGCGTTGATCAACGCTCTGAACCGCTCGCTCTACTACGTGTCTGAGACGGCCCCACAGTTCTACCTCCTCCGAGGCGAGAAGGGCTACCGCACTTCCCAGCATGGGTTCAGCTACCACATGGATGGGTGGACGCTGCACGTGACGTCGAACGGCCAGCAGGACTCCAACCTGCTGCTGATTATGCGTACTAACCGGGGATCCTCTGACATGCAGGTCTTCCAGTTCAGGAAGGGGCGTAGCGAGACTAAGTCTCACAAGATCAGCTCGCTGCACCTCACTGAGTCTATTAACCAGGTGACGATTATTAGGCAGGATGTTGTTCCGAAGCCTGATATTAGTGACTTGTACGAGCAGATGAACTGACCCTAGACATGACGAAAGCCCCCTACCCGGTTTCCCGGGAGGGGGCGTTTTCGCGTATCTACCTTAAGTTTACCAGCGGCCTGTACCCTTCATGCGGGGCATCATGAATAGCACCCAGTTGTACAGGGCGTGGAAGGGGCTGACGGAGGCATCAAGATAGTGAGTCATCTAGTTCTTCCTTAATCGAGCCTGCGGGCTCGTCGGGGTCGTCTTCTTCGGTCATGTAACCGTGGCCCCACGATGGGCCGTAAACGGCTGCGTCAGTGTCAATCAGCAGTCCTTGGAAGGTCTGCGCCATCGTCGCACTGATTTGGTTGGCGTATTCCTGAGCTTCCTCGGAGGGCACGGAGGAGATCACCTCGTCGTGCACGGGCACCCGGAGGTAGGGTAGGTACCCGGCGTCTGCGAGGCGTACGAGGGCTGACGCTGTAACGTCGCGGCTCGTGCTCTGGATCATGTAGTTGAGGGCTGAGTATGGTCGGTCTTTGTCCACTGGCAGGACTCGACCGGTGGGGGTGATGACAGCCCCCGTCTTCTTAGCCTGGCCTTGCAACTGTTGGTTGAGCCGCTTCACCTTCGGGTAGCTGCGCTCGAATCCCTCGATCACCTCCCGGGCTTTCTCGACGGTGATCTTAGCATTGGCAGCGATGTTCCGGGGTCCGCTGCCGTAGACGTAAGCAAAATTCACCATCTTGCCGACGCTGCGATCGACTCCGCTGGCGTCGGCGGTT